TTAATCAGAAGCAAGTGCGCGCCATTACAGCACAGCCGCATGATTTAACTGAAGGGTTTAATTTGCAGGTAACCATCAGCGGAGTCGATCCTGTCGAGTATAATGGGGTGCATCCGCTGGTGTTAGTAGAAAGTCAAACCAGTTTTATTTTTGAGCTTATCAATCCTCAGCCTGTGGTTAGTACTGGGTTTTTATTAGAAAACCGGCCCTATGGCTTTAATGGTGCCAAAATTATCGAGACTATTAACGGCAATCAAATTACTTTTATGGATGAATACATAAGAGGATTGACGCCTTCAGCAGATGGTGCGATTTTGCGGCATTCCGCACGTATTAGCGGAGCGGCTACTTTAGAAAAAGCCACCGAAAGCTACACAGAGCAGCAAGACGGCAAGTATTGGGCATATGTGGTGCTGGGTAGTAGCACAGTGAGTAAAAATCAAAACATACAAAATGATGCCGTTGATAGCATTACGCAAGGTACCGCAGTTAATCAACAGATTTATCAAATATATAATATTTACGTTTTTGCACCAGCAACGCAAAGCATCTCTAGTCGCTCGATTCGTGACAGTATGGAAGATATAGCACTTAATCTGTACCGCACCATGATTAGATCACAACTAAAGAGCGATTTAACTGGTTTGCGTAATAATTACACATCAAGCCTAGTCAGCCATGATATAGAAGCATATAATAATGCATATTATGTTCATCGCTTTACATTTTCTATTAATGATGATATAACTATCCACAATACATTTGTTGCGCCTTCGGTTAAATTAAATGAATTAAACACTATTTATTTTAAACCTGAGCCAATAAGCACAGAGGTACTAATGACCTCACAGGCAATTTTTGATGACAACGAGCAGGATTGAAAATGACCAAAAAAGCAAAATTAAAGCTCCATGTTGCTATGTCTGGCTACAAAAAAGGCGATATAGTTAAAATCGAAGTAGATGACCGTGGTGTTCCCCTTGATCGTTTCTGGTTTCGACGTCTAAAAGATAGCAAGCTCGACCATTGCGTAGAGTTGCTAGTAGAGACTCACAAAGGCAAATCTGAGCCTAAAGCTGCAGAATCAGAAAAAACTAAACCTGTTAAAACTGACAAAGGTGATAAATAATGAGTACAATCTCACAACCTGTTGTAAACGTTTCCCTAACTTCTGAACCAGCTGCGGTTGGTACTTTACCAAAAAAAGTGCTTTTTGTTGCTCAAAAAACTGCTGTGGGTACAGCAACTAGCGGGTCACTTGTATCAAATATACAAAATGACGGTTCAGAGTCTGCTTTATTTGGTGCAAATTCACAACTGGCAGAAATGATCCGTGCTTATAAGCGCTATAATCAAGTTACACAAATTGACGCAATACCGCTTGATGATGATGGTGCAGCGGTTGCCGCTTTCGGCGATATCATTTTTTCTGGCACAGCCACTGAAAATAACACGTTGACGGTCGTTGTTGGGTCTGCTCGTAATTACAGCTTTCAGCTTGATGTAGATAACGGTGATACAGCCGATACTATCGGTCAAAACCTAGCTAATTTGATCAATGCAAATTCTAACGCTCCGGTCACTGCTGTTAATGTAACAGGTACGGTGACTTTAACGGCTGTTAATGCCGGTACTGTTGGAAACAGCATTGGCTTACGAGTAACCGGAACTGTTGCAGGTGTTGCGATTTTGAATACTGGCATGGGTGGAGGTGCTACTGATCCTTCAACTACTAATGTATTTGATGTGGTCGGTGAGGTTCGTTATCAATTCGTGGCTACGCCTTCTGAATACGGTACTAACCTTTTAACAAGCTTTTTGGATCCGCGTTTCAATGTCAACAATGCGATTTTAGACGGTGTTGGCTATCAATGCTTTACTGATACCTTTGCTAATGGCCTGACTTATGTTGCTGGGTTAAATTCTCGTAACCTGGGGCTAATTCAAAATAAATTAGTAAACGAATCACTTTATAAAGGCGGTAATATTTTAGAGCTCAACTATAACATCGTCGCACAATTTACAGCAATTCGTGCTTTACGTTTGACTCAAAATACTAATATCAGTGATTTTGTCATTGTGCCTGATGGCTTAGATCAATTTGGCGGTGACGGGATTGCTGCACTTCCTTATGCAAATACGCCTTTTAGAGATTTACCTTTAGTTGATCAAGATCAAGAGTTCACATTTAACGAAATGGAGCAACTAGAGCAAGCTGGAGTGACTTTATTAGGTAATAATGCATCAAGAAATCAAATTATTGCGGGCAATGTTGTCACTACTTATGTGACAGATAATGCCGGCAATCCAGATGATTCTTTTCACTTTTTAAACTTGGTTGATGAGTCGGTAACTGCTCGTGAAATCTTCTTTAATCGTTCTAAACAGCAATTTGCACAAAAACGGTTAACAGAAGGCGATATAGTACCCGGTCGTTCTTATACTAATGTTAATGAAATTAGAGCGTTTTTTATTCAGACATATATTGATTTATCAGGTCCTGATTTTGCAATAACAGTGGCGGGTGATGATGCCTTAAATTTTTATAAAGACAATTTATTCGTTACAATCACCAATTTTGTGGATGGCATTGTTACTGTAACCATGAAATTACCGATAGTTACTCAAGTCAGACAGATTAACGAGGCTATCACTATTGTATTTAGCTTAAACGATTAATAGGAGCATATTAATATGGCCGCTTTTCAACGTGTCTCAACCCCACGAATAGTACTGAATAACCAAGCAATTTTTCAGGTTGCGAATTCTTTGTCTTATACTGATGGTAAAGGGGAAAGATCGGTTACCGCACAATCCGCTGGTAATGGTGTCTCTAGCATTGTTGTTGCTAGAAACGCCGAGACTTTTGTGTCTAAGGTTAAGTTTAAAGTTTTACCTACGGCTTCTAATATCGACATTCTAGACACAGCTCGCAATAATTTAAGTAATAATGTGATTGTCATCGATTTTCAAGACGGCAGCGGCGAGACTCGCTCATTCACCAACATGACTATCACTAACAACCCTGAATATGCTTTAGGTCAAGATCAAGACATAGAAGTCGAATTTCAGGGAGACCCAGCTGTATGAGTGATAATCCTAATCAGTTTGCTTTCAATCTTACTACACCTCTTCGCAATGTGGCTAGTTGTGGTCAAATTATTGAAGAATGTGATGTTTTGATTTTGCATGCACCAACCGCTTCTGATGATCATTTGCGGTTGTGTGCTAAATTGCGCCAAGGTTTCTTAAAAGCCATGAAAGAATGGCAAAAAGGCCTAAGCAGAGAGCAAACTCAGGAATTAGCCGATAATTTAGAAAAAGTAGAACAGTCAACAGAAGAATCAGAAGAAGATGCAGGCATAACCGGTGATTTAGTAAGTGCTGTGTTATATTCTTCAGAAATCGACATTGTCGACTATACTAAAACTTTTAAAGAACTATTAAAAAAACGCTGTTGTTTTGTTGATGATAGAACTGCCGCAACCGGTGATCTATTATCTAAATTATCAGAAAAAGATTTAAATAATTTGATGGGGGCTTACGTTTCTAAATTTTTTTTATAGTTAAAATTGATGAAGAAGCTATAGAAAAAATCAAAGATCAAATTTGTCATTTAATGATCATGTTTAAAGGGGCTTTATCCTATGAAACGTTAAAATCTATGCCATATCCGGAATTTCAGGATCTATCAGAAAGAGCCTACCGGATAAACGAAGACATAGAGAAGCAGTACCAGTCAATAACGAGGTAGGTTATGTCTTTTGCAGTAACGTGGATTATAAAAGCTCAGGATCAATTTACCGCTACTAGTAATAAAATTTCACAGGCTATGACCGATTTGGAAAGTAAATCCAATCGGATTAACGCCGCTTTAAGTCGTTTAGAAACAACACAAAAAAAACTTGGCACTGCTGGCAAAAAAATGAGCGCGTTAGTGACAGCGCCTTTAGTGGGCCTTAGTACTGTTGCACTGAAAGATGCGGCAAGCTTCCAACAACTGCAGGTGTCTTTTAGTTCGCTTTTTGGATCAGCTAAGGAAGGTAATGCAGAGCTTGAAAAATTAAAAGCTTTTGCCCGTGGTGGTGTTTTTAAATTTTTTGAAGTAGCAGACGCTGCACGTGCTTTAAAAGGTGCAGGAATTGAAACTAAAGCATTAATACCAGATCTTCAAATTATCGGCGATGTTGCAGCCGGCACAGGCACTGATTTTAATCAGTTGGCCTTTGTTTTTGCGAAAGTACAAGCCCAAGGTCGCTTAATGGGTAATGATGTGCGCCTACTTACTTCTCGCGGTATAAATTTAATTGGTCAGATAACAAAAATGACCGGCATGAGCGCAGAACAAGTGCAAAAGGGGATATCTGCAGGAGCTCTTACAGCGCCTGTTTTTATTAAGGTCATGGAATCGATGACCAAAAAAGGCGGCATGTTTTACAATCAAATGCAAAAACAGCTAGGCACATTAACGGGGTCAACCAATAAACTTAAAGAATCTACCGAGCTTTTTAATATTACTTTAGGAACAGTGATTGATCAGACTTTCGGCGTTACTGCTGCAATTAGAAAAGCAGGCCAATTTTTAGATGAGATGGAGAAAAAACTAGCAGGTATCATACAAAGCAGTGACCCTGCGACGCGAAATATGCTAAGAATGGTAGTTTTATCGGCTGGTGCACTGGCTGCATTAGGACCCGGGTTGCTGCTGCTTAAAGGCATAGTAAAAACCGTTAT